TCAGGGCTGTTCCGTGTGGGACTCTTGACGTGGAAAAGATCTCCGCCGTCCAGTACGGCGGAGGCCCGGTGTAGGGCCGCGATCTCCCCCACTTGACGGAGTTTTCCGAGGATGGTTTCCGACCAGTCGTCGGTACGAGATTCAGGAGGGAAATCAGCTAGGTGTGCGTCGGATCGCCAGACTAGGTTGACCACTGCTACTCCGGTTTTAGTCTCCGGCGCCGGTCAGGGTCATCCCGTCATCGAAAAGGTAACGAGCGGTGTCCCGCTCGTCCTCCTTCAGGACCGCTTCGGCCGCCGCCCAGTATTTGTCCGTGAACTGTCGTAGGGAAGACGGGTTCCCATTCAGAGTACCGTACTCTACCCCTGTGGCCTGTCGAACGACCGCACACCGACAGGTCAAAGAGCACCCCTTCTTCTTGGAACACCACTGCTTGCGCGTGAGGTAAGGCTTACAGAAACGCAGGTCGCGTGATTCTTTGTAGGGTCGACACGCCTGCTCCTGCTGCACGATGTGTGTAGCAGCCATAGGCAGAATGACCGAGAGATCTTGCAGATCAGTCAACTCGAAATCGGGACCATGCTCCTTGCGCCCAATGGACATCGCGGTGCCGTAGTGGAACTGATAGATGCCGAAATCGAGTGCCTTGATCTTGGGCTCCTTCCGGATGTTGCCCGTCCACGCGACTTCCTTGGGAACGATGATTCGTTCCCCCTTCTCGTCCCTGTTCCACTCGGCCACAGCATCTCCCTGGAACCGGGACTGCTGATCCAGGGACGCCGTCAGTAGGGCGAGATGTCCGGGATTCAGCATGTCACGCGAACGCAGCAACTCGAACACGGCATGGCTGATTTCGGAGAGCTTCTCCCTGGTGTAGTACCTCGCCCTTTCTGCGGGGTTGCGGTAGGTCTCGACCATCCGCTCCAGGATCCGGGTGTACTGCTCTTCGGTGGGCATCCGCTCCTGCACGGGTTCCGATGCCACGGAAACCCCGGAAAACAGCAGCAAAATCCCGACCACAGCCATGATAGAACGAAATCGACTCATCCTTTGCCCCTTTCTTGTAAGGGGCACGGGCACCTTGCACACGACCGGGTTAAGTCACCTCCTGAGAACCACCCGTCGTGCCGTTGCCGTGCGAACTCTCAAGGTGTCGAAGAGAGCCGCACACGGGACACTGGCCTAGCCGATCCAATGTCCCAAACAACTCGTCCGTCGCCCGTGCCTCGTCATCTTTCGCCGCTTCCAGTTCGTGTTCCAACTGAGAGATTCGTTCGGTTGCCCCTAGCAACCGATCCCGAAGCCCCCGCACGACTTGCACAGCAGCGAGAAGCCTCTCTGGGCCAGCGGTGTCAAGGTTGGCCTGAATATCATCTACTCCGGTCAACCGCAACACCCTACTCAGAGCCTGACGCCGACGATCCCGTAGCGAGGCGATGCGAATGATGTTTTCGTGCTGCCCCTGGATATCTTCGACCCCTGGCACTACCACCTGCTCGATTCCGGAAAACCGAGCAACCGCGTTCCTAGCCCCTACCCAACGATCCCGCAGGTCGCGAAGCGCATCGAGAGCCCTGTCTATACGCTGGGCCAGTGCCGCGGACTCCTCGATAGCTTGGATCTGGTTCCCAATCCCGTCCAAGCCATCAAAGCGTTTCAGATCTTCCGCGCACGTTGCCTCATCTAAACGTCGGACTGCAAGCTCCGACGTTGCGGACCTCTTGTCCGATGCGGCCATGCGCAGTGCTTCGTTCAACTGAGAGACCCGTTCGACATCCGCAACGGCCTCGGCCATTACGGAACCCGGCTGGTCAAACAGGAAAATCTGTTGAAACTGAGGAGCGATTTGGGGCCAGATCTCCCGCCCCCCGGCAGTGATTGGAACTACCCCTAGGGCTCGAACTTCATCCGGCACTCCCTGGCCTGGGTGGATAGGGTCTCCCCCGTCCACGATGTAGGTGGGCTTGTCCCCTTTCGCCCGCCCTTTCTCCCAGACCAGAGTGTGTCCGTCCCCGAAGTCCATCTCCACGATGGACTTCGGTTTCCCGTTCCGAATGAAACTCGTACCCCGGGTGTTCTGGAAGGCTCCTCGGCAAGCCCTGATCAGAGCGGATTTCCCCGTGTTGTTCGATCCGGTTACAACCGTCAGACGGTCAACCGTAACAGACACATCTCCGAGGGACTGGAAATCCCTAATCCTGATCTTGACGGGCATTGACTATTACTCGTCTGAGGGTTCCAACGCAGCGGGATCCTGGCCGGGCATACCACCGTCCATGATAGCCTGAATCTCGCGGATCGTATCGTCCGCCACCATACCGTCCTCGTCGATATCGTCCGGCACCTCGGTACCTGTGTCTGGACTTACGGCGAGGGCAGCCAACCCGGCGCGGTGCAACTCATCCCAGGCTCCGGGTGTCCGTAGAACCTCGGCCTTGAAGGAATCCAGACCCTGACCGCGTACGGAAGTACCGTCGGAGCGCTCCCAAGCGTACCACGAACCGCTCTTTTTCACGATGCCACGGTTGGCACAAATCTCGATGACAGAACGCACGTCATCGATCCCCTCACCGTAGCGAATGAAAATCTTCGCCTCTCGGCCCTGAGACGCAGCCACCTTGCACTTGTCCACCTTCGCCACCACCACGTTGCCGATCGGTGTCTCGATCGTCTGGTGCGTTAGTGGGTCGTAGCTTTTCCCCTTCTCGGTCTGGATCTTGCGCAAACCCATCCGAACTTCGGAGTAAAATTTCCAGGCCCAACCTCCCTGCTGGGTCGTCCCATCTCCACCGCTCTTGTTGTAACCAGTGTCGATCTTGGAACGAAGCTGGGAGATCCCCACGATACAAGAGTTGGTACGAGCGATCAGTGCTTTCAGTTGGGGCAAATACTCTGACCACTTGGCCGCCTTGGCCCCAACACGCCCGATCTCGCCTTTCTCCGCCAGGGTCTGATCCCACTGAGCTTTCGTGGCACCAGCCGCTACGGAGTCGATGATGATCAAAGCAACGCCGCCCTTTGCCATACCCCACAGGTACGACATGCCCTTTTCCAGAGTCTCGGGCTGAACGAGCAGGAACTGATCCGGATCCTCGACCGGGACTCCGAGCGACTTCGCGTAAGCGATGTCAATCGCATGCTCCCAGTCAATGTAGCACACCTCTTCGCCCCTACGGCACGTCTCAGCCGCTGCCGTAAGCGCCAGAGTGGTTTTTCCCGAGGACTCCGCACCATAGATGTTGATCAAACGGCCGCGGGGGAATCCCGGACAAGGGAGCACTCCACGCTGATTGGGGATGCCCCCAATCACAAAGTCAATCATCATCGATCCAGTCGAAAGATGCGGGTGGGACTGGGTCAGACGATTCTCGTCAATCCGCACCTCAGCCGACTGCTCCTTCGGAAACACCTTCTGCATGATCCCGCGCACCTGAGCCAGGGCACCCTTACGGGGAACCCCACCCAGTTCCGGAATCACAACCGAAGATGAGGCATCCACTTGCGCCTTACCCAACTTACGGGGTGCCATCAGCGTCCTCCTTAGACCACCGGAAAAACCGTTCGTCCTCTCGATAGAGAATCCCTCTTTCCACCGAGGTACCGGCTTTGGCGCCTCGCTGGAAAGTGTGAATTTCGGCAAACTGTTTGGACTCCAGTGGTGTTAAGTCCTGTCGTGTTATCGAGCCATTCAAAAGTAACCAGAATCGACTTGCAACTCTAGCCACCCAATAGGCATCTGCTTCGTTGTGGTTCCATCTCCCCTTGCCACCGCAATCCTCTTTGGCAGCCTCCACCATGTCCGGTTTCTCCATCTTCCAGCCTTTGGGCCGCTGGAGGAAATCCCGAGCATGGGCTTTGATCTGACCGGGGGAGAAAAACACCACGTCAGCTTTCTCTGCCTTTAGAGCCTCACACGTGTACAGAAACAACCCGTACATCCCTTCGGAGTAGAGATCCTTGAAAACTGGATACTCCAGCCCGATCGTCCTGATATCCTGTCTGCGGATCAGACCACACACATTGTCTCGCATCTCGATGTATCGATCTACGAACAATGTGCGTGAGGATGTCTGGAATCTTCCTCGATCCACACATCGGGTGGGCTGTCCCGACGGAACGTCTGTGTCGAAAACAGCCCACCCGAAGTTTGTGAGGCTGGGGTCGAACCCGAGGATTTTCATCCTTACCCCAATGGTCAGTCGAGGAGACCCGCGGTGATGGACTCGATGTCTGCCGTGCTGACCGCGTCGTCGCCCGCGTCCCGCACCGGGGTGTTGGCACCACCGCCACCAGCCAACTTCTCACGGATCTGGGAGATCGTCATACGCCGACCGACGAACTCCTGGATGTTCGCGACGATGGCGTCGGTCTCATCGAGAATCCGCTTGACGAAAGCCGCTGCCTTCGGGTTCTCCAGGAACTGGCGGAACAGGTTCTCCTTGCACGGAGTGAACGTCAGCTTCTGGAACTGAGCACCACCCTCTTCGCACTTGATGGTGATGTCGTGGTTGCTGAAAGCGAACTCCCGGTGGATCTGCTCCAGGTTGCGGTACTTGTCCCCGGAGATGACCCACGGACGCACCTCGAAGTCACCCCGTCCGAGGCGATCCTTGTCGAGGGTGCCCTTCTTGTCCGTCGGCCAGAGAATGATCGGGGTCGTGATCCGCTGGCGCGGCGGCTCACCCGCCAGCTTGGTGTACTCGGCCCCCTCGTTCATGATGTAGCCAACGCCCTGAATGAAATTCGTTGGGCCACCTGCGAAATTCGGGGCCTTGCCCGTCTCACGGTCACCCAGATCCGGCTTGCCCTCGGCATCCGTCGGCCACCATGCGAAAGAGGCACGGTAGATGTTCCCGCCCTCTGCCTTCCACGCCTTGACCTTGGACCCGATATGAGTGTCACCCGAACCGAACGTAAACGTGCTGCTAGCCATGAGAAACCTCCATACTGGCTAAAGGGACGGAACAGGGTCAACTTAGACAGGTTCCGTCATTTGTATCTACTCCTTTCGGAGAGAATGTATCCTCCGAAAGGAGAAAACTCACACGGGACTCTCGAAGGTATCGAGAAAAGCTAGAAGACCGTCCTCCTGAAGCGCCACATGCTCCGGATCCGGTTCACTCATCTTACGACGGTTCGGCGTCCCCGGTTCTCCAGGATTCATGATTGCGAGAAAACTATCCACGTCAGTAGTAGACACCGTCCCCGGAAGCAGACTTGCCCTGTCAGAGTCAGTCTCTTCTGCAAAAAAGAGAATCGGCTGAGGGGGAGGCTCCTCGGCGGCAGGCGGTACCTCAGGGGGCAGAATAGGTTCTGCCGCAACAACGGGATCATCTCCAGGGGTTACGGGGGTCGCTGAAACGGGGTCTTGCCACGTGCCCGTTTCCCGTGCCAGATGCACCTCACCGTCGACCTGAGAAATGATATCCCTTACGGCACCGGCATCGTTGTATCCGTGGCCATTTCGAAGGTCCACGCGGACTTCTTCGGGAGGCATCTGAGATCCCCAATGCTGGCCCAGCCCCAACTCCTGCTGACACAGACGCACCTGATCCCGCAACCGACCCTCTGTATCCTTCAAGTCCGAACGTTTAGCCTTGACCACGATCAGAACTTGTTCAAGGTCGGTCACGGACATCTCCAACTCGTTCATTCTTTTGACGAGGGGGAGAAGTTTCCCGGTGGCGATAGCATCTCGATCCTCTACGGAACGCCCCGCCCGAGTCACCGGATCATTGGCGAGAAGATCCTTTTTGGAGATCGCGAACTCTGCCTGAATGATACGTAGAGCGCGGCGGGAAGCCTGCAGCCGGTGGGAGATGTCGAGGAAAACACGCTCACACCGATCCAGCATCCGCCGCACTTCAGCGACCTTCGCATTCAGTCGCTTGGGACCAAACGCGAGCGGGTCATCGTCCAAGTGGACGGAGAGTTTCCCCAACTCCAGGAAAACGGCATCCGCCTCTCCCTGTGTGATTAGAAGGGGGTCAACCATTAGTCACTCCGTTGGAGGAACCGTTCCCGTTCCCATTGCCATTCAGCATCTCAGCAATGAGCCGGGTGTAATTTGACTCGATAGCCCGTTTGGCGGCATCCCGCTGCTCCGCAGAGATGCTCGTCCCCGCCCATGCCTGATCGTGAGCTACCAGATCGGCCTGCATGGCGAGAACCAAAGAAGCTACCTTCGCTTCTTTTAGCGTCAGACCTGTCTGGGTGGTCACGATCTGAACCTCATTCTCAGACATGGTCGGAAGCAAGTCCACACCACCACCAGCGTCATCCTGGATGCTGTCCCAGGCAGCCGAAAACCCTACGAAATGATCACCGTCCCGACCCTTGACGCTGCGGGTACACACTACCTTCGTGACCCTCAGATGGTCACGGATCCGCCTCAGCGTTGGGTTATCCTTCAGACTTGGCGTTCCCATTTGTCCAACCTCTCGGTGGTTTGAATGTCCGATCTTCTCTACTCTTTTACCGTCGGTTTTGTATGCTGTTCCAGACGCTGGAGCCGTTCTTTGAGCAACGTGTTCCGCATATCCTCTTTGTCATTCGTAACTGCGGAGGCCAGTGCAGAGTAGGTGCCTACCAGAAAAACTTTCTGTTTTGCTCTGGTTACAGCAGTGTATAGGAGATTCCGCTGAAGCTGGTGCCGGAACCCGTCGACCAGGGGCATGACGATCACGTCGTACTCTAGTCCCTGTGCCTTGTGCACCGTGCAGGCGTAAGCAAGACGGATGGTGTTCGGAGCGTGTTTGAACGCGATGCGTACCTGAACCACGGGGGCACCGAAAATTTTAACCTCAATCTCTTTCGACTTCTGGTCAACCCGAACGACTTTCCCGACATCTCCATTGTAGACGCCGAGGTTGTAGTCGTTCCGAATAACCATGATGCGATCGTCCTCTCGAACCACGTCCTCAGGTCCTAGACGAAACTCCTGCAATCCGTCCTTGGGGGGGTTCAACAGATCCCGCAGTCTGGAGTTGAGACTCGTCACCCCCACAGGGCCTGCATGCCTTGGGCTGAGGATCTGGAAATTGTTTCTCCTTGCGTAAAGCTTCTCCGCGATCTGGAGCACGACCTGAAGTGCCTGAGTGTCAGAGTTCGTACGGAACAGAGAGAAGTCCGACCCCGGCGTGCATTCCGGAACGTCCCCTTTGTGGATGTCGTGTGCAGCGTAAACAATCGCGGAGGTATCCTTTTGACGGAAAATCTCCCGTAAATCCGTCACAGGGAACAGTTCCGACTTGATCAAGTCTCGCAGTACGTTGCCTGGACCGACGGAGGGAAGCTGCGCGGCGTCGCCAACAATGACCAGCCGGGTGCTGGGGGACGTACACTCTAGAAGGCGATACAAGAGATGCTGATCCAACATGGAGGCTTCATCTACAATCACAACCTCCGCGGGATAGGGGTTGTCAGGCCCAAACCCCCACTGCTCATCCCTCTCTGAAAAACCGATGGTAGAATCGGAGTCCCCTTGCACACCAGTGTAGCTAGACTCCCTCTTTTCATCCGAGATGCCACGAGCGGCAAAGGCTCTGTGGATGGTTGACGCGGGGGCACCCGTCAAAACCCCGAGGTTCTTGGCCGCGATCCCGGTAGGAGCGCACAGAAGGAACTTCACCCCAGCCTCTTGAAGGATGTTCACAACCGCCCGGAGACCCGTTGTGTTGTGGCTAATAAACCCA